CTTGCGTGTTCAAACCCGTCATGAGGCGGGTCGTCACCCTCAGAGGTATGCTTGCAGTCTTCCAGAAAGAGGTGATTGCCCAGTACGCGAAAGTGTGTGCTATGTCTACAAAGGAGAAAGTTCTACTTGTCTCTTTGTTTGTGATCTTGACGGTCGCATTCATCACATGCATAGTCCCCATGATCCGCCAGAACAAGCAACCTGAAGAGGAGGACACTCAAGCGCTCCTGAAGCGTTCCGAAGAGGTGCCAGACCTAGATGCGTTCATTCAGTTGGTTCAAACCGACAACAAGAATCGCCTCAAAAAGGTCGGCGTCAAAGTGGACGTCAGTGAAGCTGGAAAGGAGAAACACAAGCAGTTTCTCATCAAGGAGGGCCTCAAGAACACAGAGCGGAAGCTTGTCTACACGCTCCTCCACACGGGCAAGAAACGTGTCATCACACATGTGCTGGATCAGAAATACCAGTCCATGCTCTTTGCCCAACCATCGGCTTACTCCCAGTTTGCAACCAACTACGTTAGTGGCCTCTTCAGGCGTAACGTTTACCACATGTACACTGGGACCCGTACAGTCGACGAACCTTCGGGGGGCAAGGTCACAATTGTGAAAGATGCCCTCATGCTCATAAACAAGCATTTCATTTACGAGATCAAGGCTGCTGCCCTCAATGACAAGACTGGTGCCCAGTGCATCCGGTTCGTCCCACACGCGCAGCCCACAAAAGAGATCTTAATACCGTACACCCACTTTGTGGATCCGGCAAACGTATCTGGAATGGACTCAACAGAGGATGCAGTTCTTGTTGACTGCCAAGCCTACATGTCACCACACAGAGACATCACGTCCAAGTTTGTGAGCAACCTTGACAGCGAGGCCATGAGAGATCATGAGTTTACCGTGTACGTCCCACCATCACCAAGCCACATGAAACAACATGATGTGCTAGGCCATTACGCAGACACAGTACCTGTTGGCAAAAATCGCCACAAGGGAATGTTCTGGTACCAGGCCCCAACAGTGGATGGAGACTGCGGTGGACTTGTCCTCGAGAGTCGGGACCGAGACTCGTGCGCACGCATTGTTGGAATACACGCAGCTGGTGAGAACCGTAATAGTTCTTCCAAGCTTGCCTTCGCCCAACGCGTGAGCAGAGAGTACCTGCACGAGCTTGCCTCAAAGTGGCCCCGCACGGTCGCTACACGTCCAATGGATGACGGTGTTGATTACGAAGCCAGCACCTTCATGTCACTGGACGTTGTGAGGAAGGACACCAAGCACAACATTCTGAATGTTGACTGCTCCCTCGTCCCGAGCTTCATGCACGGATGGAGGGGTGAGCCCACACGCGTTCCGGCGCGTATGTCCCCCTTCACGAACTCTGCGGGAGAGTATAAAATCCCGTTAGAGATTGCCCTTCGGGGTGAGCTCTCCAACAATGTGCCCATTGACCCAAAGATGGTCGACGCTTGCGTCAACCACCTCGCCAACAAGCTTCTCCCTTTCATGAAAAGGAGGGGGAAAGTGCTCACTGTCGAAGAGGGGATCAACGGACTGCCAGACAGTCCGCTGCGCCCAATACAGCGAGCAACATCGGCAGGGTACTACGGACTCCACAACCCAGAGGTCAAACCTGGGAAGAGGGGTGCGTTCGGTGCAGATGGTCCATACACATTGGACACTCCAGAGGCAAAGCGTCTCATTGCCAAAGTTGAGGCAGATTGGGAGCAAATGAAACAGGGTAAACCTGTTGATGCTCCCTACTTGCTCTTCATGAAGCAGGAGAAGCGGTCGCTCTCAAAAGTCGAAGCCGGTAAGGCTAGACTGGTCAAAGCAGCTTCAGTTGATGATGCCATCAACATGCGGCGCGCCTATGGCGCATTCATTGCTGACCTCATGGAGTTCCAGACCCTGTGTGGAGTCGCAGTCGGGATTAACCCTCTCGGCCGTGACTGGAATGGTCTTGCTGAACACGTCCAGAAAAAGGGCAAATGGCTCATCGCTGGAGATTTCGGCAGTTTCGACGCAACACAGACAAGACAACATATCCTTGCTGTGTTGAAGACCATGGCCAAAGCCGCCGGCCACAAAGGGCAGGAGATCGAGAACATCTTGGCTTGCATTGCTGAGACTCTCGCCTCGCCTCGCTGCATGATCGGTAACGTGGTCTACCAGAATGATCACAGCATGCCATCTGGCAACATTGCTACCTCCATCATCAACTCACTTCATGTGCAGCTGTTGATGTCCATCGCATGGATCCTCCTCATGAAGGAGGAAGGGGAGACCTTCACAGCGTGCCTTCAAAGGTACGAGGAACATGTCACAGTCGTTTCATACGGCGACGACCACCTCATCAACGTGACGGACGAAGCAGTTGTCAAGTTCAACCAGCTCACACTCATGGCCATTTTCCCCACAATTGGGATGGTCTACACGAGTGACAACAAGGAGGACAAGAACCCAC